AACACGCGCGCATATCGCTATTTTTGAAAAATTACCTTTAAATTATGCAAAATTTACAAGAGGTTGAAATTTCGGAAATTAAGTTCAATCCTGAAAATCCGCGCGTTATTACGGACGATAAATTTAATAAACTCGTCCAGTCAATAAAAGATTTTCCGCAGATGCTATTTATCCGTCCGATTGTGGTGAATGGGGGGATGGTGGTGCTTGGCGGGAACATGAGATTGAAGGCATGTCAAGAAGCGGGACTGTTAAAGGTGCCGATTATTAAGGCGGATGAATTAACGGCGGAGCAACAGAAGGAATTTATTGCAAAAGATAATATTGGGTATGGGGATTGGGACTGGGATAAATTAGCAAATGGATTTGATGTTGAAAAGTTGCAGGCATGGGGATTAGATATTCCGGGATTTAATCCTGAAAATAAAGAAAAGGAAGTAGATGAAAACTTACAAACTCAAAACGAATGTCCTTCATGTGGTTACAAATGGTAACAGTTATTTCAACATTTGCTGGATGTGGTGGTAGTTCGCTCGGTTATAAATGGGCGGGCTTTAAGGAACTACTCGCAATCGAATGGGAAGATAACGCGGCTGAAACCTTTAAACTTAATTTTCCAGAAGTTCCTATATGGCAAAGGGATATTTGTTTAGTAACAGGACAAGAGATTTTAGATTTCTGTAATATCAAATCTGGTGAACTTGATGTGTTTGACGGCTCACCGCCTTGTCAGGGATTTTCAACAGCCGGTAAAAGAAAAGTAACTGACAACAGAAATGATTTGTTTAAAGAATATGTGAGATTAGTAAACGACCTTCAACCGAAAGTTTTTATAATGGAGAATGTATCAGGAATGATAAAAGGAAAAATGAAGGGAAAGTTTATTGAAATAATTACTATGCTGAAAAGTTTGAATTATCAGGTAAAATGTAAATTGTTAAATGCAATGTGGTATGATGTTCCGCAAAGTAGAGAACGATTAATTTTTATCGGAGTAAGAAATGATTTAAAGTTACAACCAATATTTCCAAAGCCGAATAAAAGTTTTATTACAGTTAGAGAAGCATTAAAAGATTGTATTATATCTGAAAACGAAAGGAAAGAGGCGGATATTACAAAAAGAAGTATATATAAATATTGGCTACAAATTAAAGAGGGCGAAAACCACTTTAAAAGATTTTCATTATATAAAATAAATAGAAATAAATCTTCGCCTACATTAACCAAAACAGGAGGTGCAGGACAAGCAAGTTTAGTTCATTATTCCGAACCGAGATATTTAGTAGAAAATGAATTAAAAAGAATATCAAGTTTTCCAGATACATTTAAAATGATTGGTAAATTATCAGATAAGTATGCGAGAATGGGTAATGCAGTCATGCCTAAATTCATGCAAGCAATAGCGGAAACAATTAAAAAAGAAATTTTATCTTAATAATTATGAAACCCACGATGCTGAAAATATCGCAGGGCACATTCCGCCCAGACCAATCACACGAAAATGAACCTGAATATGATTCTTTAACGAATCCTGTAAATTTGGACACTCTCGATGAGGAGGGACGTAAAGAATGGGATGCTATCTTTCCGCTACTGAATGAACGGAAACTAATAACTGAAGTTGATGAAAGATTATTTTTAGAATGGTGCCAAGTAATTTCCAAACTAAGATTTATAAACGGACAAATTACAAATGATAAACTTATTGTCAGACATCCATATCTGAAAGATAATTGGACTATAAATCCGATGGTGAAACTTTACGATATGTATTTCAAACAAATGATAATTCTTTCCGCCAGATTCGGATTCAGTCCAGCCGACCGTACACGTATCAATATGCCTCAGCCCTATAAAAAAAACAAAGAGAAAAATTTAATCAAACGTGCAATCTGATTTTTATTTTGACAAAGAATCAGCCGATGGTGCGGTTGAATTTATTGAGACGTTATGTTCACACGTCAAGGGGGAACTTGCGGGTAAACCTCTTCTCTTAGCCGAGTGGGAGAAAGAAAAAGTCATCAGACCCTTATTCGGATGGAAACGGAAAGATGGGACGAGGAAATATCGTTACGCATGGATAGAGATTCCTAGGAAGAATGGAAAATCGACTCTAAGTTCTTCCATCGCATTATATCTGTTATTCGGGGATGGGGAGGCGGGAGCGGAAATTTATAATGCAGCATCTTCCAGGGATCAGGCAAAAATATGCTTCGATATTTCCGCGCAAATGATTCGACAAAATGAAACGCTTACAGAGAATGGAGATATATTTCAGAACAATATTGTGCTAAAAGGGACAAACTCATTCCTTAAAGTTATCTCTGCAGAATCATATTCCAAACATGGGTTTAATGCTCATGGTATTATCTTCGATGAGATACACGCACAGCCAAACAGGGAACTTTGGGATGTTCTTACTACCTCCATCGGGTCCAGAAAGCAGCCAGTGGTGATTGCTATTACCACTGCCGGAATTATGAGAAAGGGACACATAGCATGGGACTTACATCTATATGCCCAATCAATAAAAAATGGAATTATAAAAGATGAACAATTTCTTTCAGTAATTTATCAGGCGGATTCAACGGACGACCCTTTTTCGGAGGAGACATGGAAGAAGTGTAACCCGGGATATGGGATGTCGGTGAAGAAAGAATATTTAGCCGATGAAGCAAAAAAAGCCCGGCAGCAGCCAAGCTATCTAAACACTTTCAAAAGGTTGCATCTTAACGTCTGGACTTCAACCGAGAAACAATTTATCAGCCCCGCGAATTGGAATGCCTGTAACCTGATGCCATTAACGGAAAACTTTTTTTATGGGAAAAAATGCAAACTTGCTTTTGATTTGGGGGCTACAAGAGATTTTACAGCATTGGTAATTTGTACTTTTGAAGGTGGGATATATCATATCATGCCATATATATTTATTCCTGAAAAGAAAATAGGAATGAGAAATATGCGAGACCAGATAGAGGCATGGGTAAGGGAGGGATGGGTAATATCGGTGCCGGGTGATGTGTTGGACTATGAATTTGTATATCAGAAAATACTTGGGCTGACAAAAACATGTGAAATAGCAGAAGTATGTTATGACCGATGGAATAAGAGTTGGCTCACAAATCAATTAGTGAATGATGGAGCAGTTTGTTTTGATTTCGGACAGGGATATAAAAGTATGTCTCCCGCAACAAAAGAATTTGAGAAACTTATTATTGAAAAGAAAATAAATCACGGAGGGAATCCTGTACTTGCCTGGATGAATGAGAATATGGCAATTACAGAAGATGCAGCGGGAAATATTAAACCCGACAAGAGTAAGAGTACAGAAAAAATTGATGGCATGATAGCTTCTATAATGGCAATATCCAGAATGATTGAATCACCACCGGCAGAAGGAAGTATTTATGAAAAAAGAGGGACAGATATATGGGCTTGAGTGTTTATGATTCAAGAGGAATATTACAGATATGAAAAATAAGAAAGGCAATTTTTTTTCTTTAGAGGGAATAACAATTTATCCGCCTGATGAAGAAGGAGATTTTCTATTGATTGTTGATACAAATTATGAATCCTATTACAAATTCTTTAAAATAAAAGATGCAAAAGCAATAATTAATTTTTTACAAAAAGAACTATGCGGCAAAAAGTAAGCGTTATAATGAATACTTTAAATGAAGATGTTGAATTGCTTCAAAGGTCAATAGAAAGTTATTTGAATCAGGTCAGGATTGATTTACAGTTAATTATTTCGACGGTGGCAGAAGATAAAAATATTCCATTCATCCAAAATAAATATCCTGAAATACAAATTATTGAAATGCTTAAAGAATTACATCCGTTTTTTCACGGAATAAAATCTCCTAAAGGAAGTTTTTTACAATTAAATAATGCGCTTCCTTTTGTGAAAGGCGAATGGTTTACATTTGCTTCGGGCAATGATTATGCCTATTCAAATAAACTGGCGACTGAAATAGAACTTTGTATCAAAAGAGAAAAAGAGGTATGTTATTCAGCATACGATATGATTGATTCAAATAATCAACTTATAAAAAAATATTACTTCCATGAATATGATTATAAAAAACATTTCACAGGTAATTATGTAGCCGATTCATCCGTTGTATCAAAAAGATTAGTTGATAAATATTTACCTTTCAGGGTCGAATTAAATAATTATGCGTATT